AGAGATGCCATTTCATCTGGACTCATGCCAGCAACATTCTCGTAATAAAATTCCATATTCTTAATTGTTTTAAAAGTAGACCTCACTTTCGCCACAACCTGTTCAGGAGTCATTCCTTTATAAGAAGATGTTCTCCATTTACCTGTTTGCAAAAGCCAGACTGGTATTCCAGTCATTGCCGAACATTGACGAAAGATCAATTCTTCTTCACTCATTTCTCCATTGTCAAAATGAAGAACTGGAACATCATGCGTTGCAGATACCTTTGTTGTGTAATCCATACAAAATTGCGTCTTACCAACTCCAGATCGAGCGACAATAACAGTTATGTTTCCAGGCAATAATAAAGATCCATACATATCGTTAATTTTATCGTGTGGACCCATAAGTCCAAATGTATCAACTGGATTGTTACCACGTTCTTCGACAACCTCTTCCATAATCTCGAAAAGATTAATTGGGCCAGATTCATTTATTTCAAAATCTTTTATACTCTTATTGTAGATTTGGTCTGCCTTTTCTACAATTTCGCTATATTTTAAACTTGGATCTATATTCTTGACAAAAGATGCCACATCTTTGCATGTTGCATAAATTTCTCTTCTGGCTGTAAATTTCTTTAATTCACGAACTGATGATTCAAAAACGTCTTCGCTAATTTTAAAAAAGGCAAGAGAATAAATGTATTCCGAAACATCTATACTATCTGGAAAACTAACCTTTAGTTGATTTATTCTTTGAATCAAAATTGTTTCATCGATTAATTCAGCATTGTCCAATGCGTTTTTAAGCAACTTAAATATGGATATATTTACCTTAGAGCTTTCGGTATAAAAATCATTGTCCTTTAAAAATGATGATACTTCAGCCCATTTTTTAGGATGTTGAATAATTCCGCTTAATACTTTTTTTTCTAATTCGTATGAAAAAATCATAGTGATATATTGTCTTCGTTGTCTTCAATAAAAAGTTCAATTGTTTTCTTAAGAGCCATGTTTACACACATGTTATCAAATTTATTTAAAATAGATGGAATGCCATCTGAATTAACATAAGCAAGAATAAAGCCTTTCGTTCCAGATGATGATGTACCTGTAAGATCATAAAGTTTATGGACTATTGATTCTGGTAATGTAAATGGTTCATTTTCCTTCATAAGATTTCTAAATTCTTTAAGAGTTCCTCGTCTAGTTTATCCGATTCCAATATTCTTACAAGCTTAATATTGTTGACATCGCAAAAAAGTTCCTTTTTTTCATCTCTTTGTAATTGGGCTAAAAAATTTTGTCTTGAATTTGAGTGAAAAAATTTATTAAATTTATAATGTTGATTTCCGTCTACTTCAATAGCAATTTTTTTATTTGCATTATAAAAATCAATTGTTAATCTTGTGCTAATAACTGGCATTTCTTCAAAAACAATATCTGCAATCCAGTATTTTTTTAATAAATCTTTAACTCTTTTTTGAATTTTACTTTTACATGTACTATTCCACTTTATTAAATAACGAGTTGAGTTTTTTAATTTTACTGATTTACCTGATGTCGATAAAAATATCATTTTGATAGAAAATTATCTTTAACAAACTTTGCCAGTGCAATTGTTACTTCTTCATTTTCTTCAAGAAAATCGTAAATAGATTGCATTCCTTGAAATTTATCTTTAATTGATAAATTTTGTGATTCCAGATAAGTTTTAACTTCGGGGTCAATAGCAAACCAAGATCCAGATTTTTCTACTAACCCCCACATTGTCATCATTTCGACAACCTCTCTCTCAACCCAAATAGACTTACCATTTGAGCGACCATGTTTAATGGGGTATTTTACCACCTGACCAGTTGATTCATTTGTCGATTTGCAGATAAGAATTTTCGCCATATGGCCAAAAATTTTATTATCGACTCCAATTTGTTGATTTGGTTTTTCAAGAATTTTGTCTGATTTGTTTTGTTTTTGAAATTCAAGAATCCAATCTGGATAATGCAATAATGCATTCCCACCACTTGAGTTTGTTTGGTTATTTGGATCTCCTTTAGCATAAGGATTAATGTCAACCTTTGCTCTAACTTGAGAGATCATGATGCACATATGCCCAAATTTTGACATTCCAAGACTAACTCTTTTAAGAAAATCTGAACTCATTAATGCGCCAGCGGCAACTTTTGCAGCTTCACTTGTGGATTTTTCTAATTCTGCTTTTGGAAGTAAACCATCCATGCTATCTACAACAATACAAAACTTTTCTTTATCTGGATTATTCCTAAGCAAACCTCTTAAAAAATCAAAAACAGTATCGTACACATTGCACTCAAACACCAAACATGTGCCGATAACCCATTCTTCAGCATTAAAAACAAAATTAAGACCAGATCTTTCACGGACATCTTTTGAAAGTCTGCCTTCTGCTTTAATGTAAAGACCTTTTGAATCACCAACACTTTTTAACATATTAAGCATGACATGAAGAGCTTCATTTGTTTTGCCGCCTTCGTTTGCTCCAATAAATCTATGCATTCCACTTCCAAACCCCCCTCCAAGATAAGAGTCTAAAATCATACTACCACTTGAGACTAAATAGTCTTCTGCGGTATTTTCTAAATTATAATGAAATTCCTTGTTGCTTTTAAGGAATTCTTTCGTGTAGTCTATTGTGTTTATTTTACTCATTATCTAAAAATTGTCTTATTGTTCTTTTTTTATTTTGTATAACATCATCTCCAACTTTCTCACCCAAGTCTATTGCACTTTCAATTTTTTTAGGCTTATATTTAAATTCCTTATATTTTAAATCAAGAAATTTAACGCCATCTTTAGTAAGAAACCATTTTATACTTGCCTCCATTTTAAATAATGGTTTAACCTTTGAAAGGAAATCAACATCATTGTCAAATCTTTCAAAGATTTGAGTGGCAATTTTCATATCTAAAGCAATATTGCTGGATTTTTTATTATCCAGCAATCTTTTAACAAATTCCTTTCTCTCCTTAAAAAAGGGTTTAGGAGCTTTTTTGGGCTTAGCTGTTTTTTTACTTTGCGCCATTAAACTCTTTATAATAGAGATTAATGTCATTGTCAACCATTTTTCTAACCAATTTATCAAAAGACGTTTTGGGCATCCATTTTAATTCTTTCCGAGCTTTCGTGGAATCCCCTAAAAGCAAATCAACTTCTGCGGGGCGATAAAATTTTTGATCAATTTGAACTAATTTTAATTCTGGAACACCTGCAAAATCATTTAAGTAATTTGGCAGTAAATATAAAGTATCTAAGTTTTCGCCAACCCAAATACCATCAATGCCAGCAGCCTTAAAAGCTAACTCCACAAATTCTTTTATTGTGTGAGTTTCATTAGAGGATAGCACATATTCTTTAGGTTCGTCTTGATTTAACATTAACCATACACCCTCTACGAAATCTTCAGCATCGCTCCAATCTCTTTTAGAATCTAAATTACCAAGTCTGAGTGTTTCAAATGGAATTTGATTTTCAATAGCGTGTTTGATTCTAGCAACATTTTTTGTAATTTTGCGCGTTACAAATTCTTCGCCACGGCGAGTTCCTTCGTGGTTAAACAACCAACCCTGAATAGCATAAAGGTTATAAGACTCACGGTAAACTTTAACAAGATGTCTTGCTGAGGCTTTGGATGCTCCATATGGACTTCTAGGGCGCAATGGATGTTCCTCCGTTTGAGGGGCAACTATTACGTCACCAAACTCTTCTGAAGATCCAGCATTATAATAACGACATTGTGGGGCAAATTTTCTGATAGCTTCTAATTGATATAAAACTGCCATACAATTAGTATTCATATGATTTACTGGCATAGTCCAACTATTACCAACAAATGAATTTGCCGCAAAGTTAATAAAATAATCTGGATTTTCTTCTTGAATAACTCTGTCCACATTGGATTGGTCAGTTATATCAAGATCAATTAATTTAAATCTTGAATTATTAATAAGATGTTCAATGTTTTGATGATTTTTAACGCTCAGTCTTCTAACTCCAGCAACAATAGTATGGTCTGTTTCTTTTAAAAGAAAATCGGCCATAAAACTTCCATCTTGTCCAGTTATTCCAGTTATTAATACTTTTTTCATAAAAAAATAAACATTATTTATTGATTTGGATTTCCTCCAATATGTGTGCAATCAACATATTCTTGATTAAAAAATGCAAAATGATTTTCGCTTGATGTTAAATGTTTAAAGCCCCATCCAGATTGCAACTCTATATGCATATTTTTAATATGCTCATAATATTGACTAATAAATTTATATGCAAGCCATGCATCTCTAGTTCTAACTATATTTGGCTGAAAAGTAAAAGTTGATCCATATGGAGTTGATTTATCTGTTTGTATAAAATAAATATCTTTATCTATATTAACATCTTTATTTACTTCAGATATTTCATGATTAAATCTAAAACAAAGTAGATCTTTATTAAGGTTTAACTCTTTGATTGCATAATTAATATAATATTCTAAATCATATTTTTTTATATTTATAATCCAATCGTCCTCCAACCATAAGGAATATGGTTGAGAATGTAGTCTGTTATTGCTAAATGATTTTATTATATCTTGCGTATAACCAATCGCATGGCTTTCTTTATCATGACTCCAAGCA